TTGTTAAAAAAGGTAAGCCTAAACTAGCAAAAAAAGGATGGAGATAATGTTAAAAAAAATAAAAAATAAAATTTGTGAGATCATATGCAAAGTATTTAAAATTACACCATGCGTGTGTGATCATGAATGCAACTGTAAAAAGGAGAACAAATAATGAAAAAAAGTAAAAGTAAAAGTAAAAAATCATTTCCCGATATGTCTGGAGATGGCAAAGTTACTAAAAAAGATATTTTGATGGCTAGAGGAGTTATTAAAAAATCTAAAATGAAAAAGAAAAAGTAATGGCTAAACTTTGTCCCAGAGGAAAAGCAGCGGCAAAAAGAAAATTTAAAGTATACCCTAGTGCGTATGCTAATATGTATGCTTCTGCAGTTTGCTCTGGCAAAGTTACACCAGGTGGTAAAAGAGAGAAAAAAGCTAAAGGTGGAATTGCTAAAGGTTGTGGTAAAGTAATGAAAGATAGAAGGAAAGTAACTAAAAGATATTAATATGGGCTTAAAAAAATGGGTTCAAGATAACTGGGTTGATATTGCAAATAAAAAATCCGATGGTTCTTATCCTAAATGTGGAAGAAGCGGTGGAGAAAAAAGAAAGAATTATCCAAAATGTGTTCCTATTGCAAAAGCTAGAGCCATGAGTAAAGGTCAAAGAGCATCTGCTGTAAAAAGAAAACAACAAGCTAGCAATACTGGACCTAAACCAACAAATGTTCCAACAATTTTAAAAAGAAAAAAAATGGGTGGTGGAGGATTAGTATAATGCCAAGAGGTACTTGTTGGAAAGGTTATCAACAAAAAGGCATGAAGAAAAAAGGAAATAAATTAGTTCCTAACTGTGTAGCTGTTGGTAAAAAAAATAAAAAAAAATAATGGGTGATATTTCATTAAGAGGACAAGGTAGAATTACAATGGCATCTGGTGGTAGAACACCAGCGTGGCAACGCAAAGAAGGTAAAGATCCTAAAGGTGGTTTAAATAGAAAAGGTATAGCATCTTATAGAGCAGCTAATCCTGGATCTAAATTATCAATGGCAGTAACTACAAAACCATCAAAATTAAAAAAGGGATCTAAAGCAGCTAATAGACGTAAATCATTCTGTGCCAGGATGACCGGAATGAAGAAACGATTAACATCTGCTAAAACGGCAAGAGATCCTAATAGTAGAATTAATAAATCTCTACGAAAGTGGAATTGCTAAAAGCAATATAGGTATGGACGAAATAAACATTATATATAAAATACAGAAAAGACTACAGGCTACCCTTCAACAAATAGGCGATGTTATGATTAGCGGAGGGGTTGACAATATGGAAAAATACAAGTATTTACTAGGTCAGGCACAAGCCTACCAATTAATGTTACAGGAAATCTCTAACCTGCTAAATGACAAGGAGCAAAATGATGAGCAACCAGATCTCACAAACGTCGTCCATTTCGGAGACAGAGATACCGAAGATTAAACTTGGACTTGAAGAAAAATATCAAGAAGAAGATAAATTAAAATCTTTAGACAGTAAAGAACCGTTAAATCCAGATAACATTGGATCGGATACTGTAGATCAATTACCGGAACCAACAGGGTACCGACTTTTAGTTTTACCTTTTACACCAAAAAATAAAACTAAAGGTGGAATATTATTTTCACAAGAAACATTAGACAGAGCAAGAATTGCAACCACTTGTGGTTACGTTTTAAAAATGGGACCGCTTTGTTATAAAGATGAAAAATTTACATCAGGTCCATGGTGTAAAAAAGGAGATTGGGTGATCTTTGCACGATACGCTGGATCACGACTACCAATAGAGGGTGGAGAAGTGCGAATACTTAACGACGATGAAGTAATAGGGACTATTAAAGATCCTGAATCAGTACTTCATTTAATTTAACATAGGAAGGAACTATGCCAGAACTAAACGAAACAAAACATGATCTGATTGATGTAGGCGAAGAAAAAGGAGCCGAAATTAATTTTGATGATAACAACGAACCACAAAAAGAAATAGTTGTTGAAGAAAAAATAGAAGTAGAACAGGAAGAAAAAGAAACTCCTGTTGAAACTAAAAAAGAAGAAACAAAAAATGCTAAAGATGAGTTAGCTGAATACAGCGAAGGAGTACAAAGACGTATTTCTAAATTAACTCGTAAGATGCGTGAAGCGGAAAGACAAAGAGAAGAAGCAATTACTTATGCTCAATTAACCAAAAGACAAAAAGATGAACTTGAACAAAGAATGTCTGCTGTTGATAAAGGTTATGCTACTGAATTTGAAAGCAGAATTAAAACTAGTTTAGCAGCAGCTAAATTGGCTTTAAAAAATGCTATTGAATCTCAAGACATAGAAGCGCAAATTTCTGCACAAGAACAATTAGCTAATTTAAGTGTTGAAAATGCAAGACTTAATTCTTTAAAAGCATCACAACCAATAGAAACTAGAAAAGAAGTTAATATAACTCCTCAACAATATCAGCAGGAAATATTAACTTATAATGGTAGACCAGTTCCTAATGATGTGCCTACAGATCCTAAAGCAGAGCTTTGGGCATCTAAAAACACATGGTTTGGTAATGATTCTGCAATGACTTATACTGCGTTTGATATGCATAAAAAGCTTGTAGAAGAAGAAGGATATGACCCAAAATCAGACGAATATTATGAAGAAATTGATAAAAGAATAAGACTTGAATTTCCTCATAAGTTTGATAAGATAGAAGGCAACACTATAGAAAGAGCAAAACCTGCTCAAGCTGTAGCATCGGCAAAACGTTCGGCCCCAACAGGACGCAGAAAAACTGTGAAACTCTCGCCCTCACAGGTAGCAATTGCTAAAAGATTAGGCGTGCCACTAGAAGAATATGCGAAACAATTAAACATCACGGAAGGAGTATAAGGCATATGGAAAACGAAAAAATAACAACTTCACGTGCGAGTCAAGAACGAACTGAAACTGAAAAGAAAAAAGTTTGGACTCCACCCTCATCACTAGATGCACCACCTGCACCAACAGGCTATCGTCATCAGTGGATACGAGCAGAATCTATGGGTTTTCAAGATACGAAAAACGTAGCTGCTTCATTACGAGAAGGATATGAATTAGTTAGATCTGATGAATATCCAGAAAGTAATTATCCATCGGAGACTGAAGGCAAGTACGCAGGAGTCATCGGAGTAGGAGGCCTATTGCTGGCTAGGATACCAGAAGAGATTGCAAAGCAGATTGATGCATATTATGCAAAACAAACTGCCGATAAAGAAGAAGCAATTAATAACGATCTCATGAAGGAACAGCACCCAAGTATGCCAATCAATAGTGATAGGCAAACTCGTGTAACCTTCGGTGGTACAAAGAAGAACTAATTATTTAGTAATTTCTAATACCAACGAATAAATTAAACAATTAAAACAAGGAAAATACTATGGCAAACGCAAGCACAGTAGGATTCGGTTTAAGAGCAGTCATGACTGTTGGAAACAATCCAGCAATTTCAGGACAATCTGAATACCTAGTCCAAACAGCACCAGGCGTTGGTTTATTTAAAGGAGATCCAGCATCAATCCAAGATTCAGGTAATCAAGGATTTGCACAGGATGCATCTTTTACTACAACTGACGACGGTGGAGCAGGTGGAACTGCATATGACAATACCAGTGATGCACTTTTAATAGGTGTACTCAATGGTTTCTTTTATATTGATTCTACAGGCAAACCAACTTTCGCTAATTCAGTTCCTGCTGGAACTACAACTAGCGTAAATTACAATACAGGTAGTGATAATATTACTGCTTTTGTAATTGATAACCCAAACCAAGAATATGTTGTTAAAGCAGATGCTGCTGTAACACAAGCTATGATTGGTGCGGCGAATCAAATGAACGTAAACAACTATACTGCAGCTGACAATAAAGATGGTCAATCGATCACTACTTTAGATGTTGGTTCTGCAGCAACAACGGCTATGTTTACATTAGTACGATCAGCAAATGACCCAGAAAATAATGATTTAACTGCGGCAGGTGCTAACATAATCGTTACTATTGGTAAATCATCAGCGTTGTACAACTAATAGCGAATAGGAGATAAATAAATATGGCTATATCAAGAGCACAGCTAGTTAAAGAACTAGAGCCAGGTTTGAATGCACTATTCGGCTTGGAGTACAAACAATACGTAAACGAAGCAGCAGAAATTTTTGATACTGAAACTTCAGACAGAGCTTTCGAAGAGGAAGTAATGTTATCAGGATTCGGAAATGCAGCTGTTAAACCGGAAGGACAAGGAGTAACATTTGATGATGCTCAAGAAACTTTCACGGCTCGTTACACTAACGAAACAATCGCTTTAGCGTTTGCAATCACAGAAGAAGCTATCGAAGATAACTTGTATGACAGACTAGCGTCTAGATATACAAAAGCGTTAGCAAGATCTATGGCAAACACTAAACAAGTCAAAGGAGCAGCTGTTTTAAATAATGCATTTAATTCATCGTTTGCTGGCGGAGATGGAGTAGAACTTTGTTCTACAGTTCATCCAACTCTTTCAGGAACTTTCTCTAACGAGTTAGCTACCCCTGCAGATTTGAACGAGACGTCTTTAGAGCAAGCTCTAATTGACATCGCTGCGTTTACAGATGAAAGAGGCCTAAAAATTGCGGCTAGAGGAATGAAATTAATTATTCCTTCTGCGCTACAATTTACTGCGGACAGACTAATGGCGTCTCAAGGCAGAACGGCTACAGCAGATAATGATATCAATGCTATTAGAAACATGGGAATGATTCCTCAAGGATATACAGTGAATCACTTCTTAACTTCTACTAAAAAGTTTTTCATTAAAACTGATGTACCAAATGGTCTTAAACATTTCATGAGATCACCGATCAAAACTACTATGGAAGGTGACTTCGATACTGGAAATGTTAGATACAAAGCTAGAGAGAGATACGTTTTCGGATTCTCTGATCCTAGAGGTATCTTCGGATCGAACGCGACATAATCGTTAAGATTATATCTTTTTAAAAAGGGAGGTCTCTTGACCTCCCTTTTTTTATGTGCTACATAAAGAAAATCATGAAAAAATTCCTAGTACGTATTTGGGCTTATAATCACCATGCAAAATTTGAAATCATGGCTGAAGATAATTCTGAATCCGTTGAAAATGCTATACTTGACAAAGTAGGAGAAAAAAGTATAAAATGGGAAAATCTCGGGATATCATATGATCCCCGAATTAAACGTATAACTTTTGAGGAGGTTATAGATGATACAAGACCTATACAAAATGAAAAGGTCCTTGGAGTTGCAGTGGGAACAAGAGTATCTTGATAACAGCAAGTATACTCTAGACATGGTTAAAATAGATAACAAGATTAAAGATGTTATCTTTGAAATCAAGTCTGAAGAGAGCAGAATAGCTATTAGAGAAGCTGCTATTTTGAACGCCACTCCAGAAGTTTCAGTAGCTACTTAATAACAAGCTACATCATTGAATTTCGCAAGTTCATATAAGGATATCTTGCACTCTTTTAAAAAATAAGCTATAATTTACTTACTATATAATTTAACTTGGATGTAGACGCGTATAGTCGACGGCCTAAAGACTGCATTCACAATTTAGGAGAATATAAACATGGCTAAAACAACATTTTCAGGACCAGTCCTTTCACAAAACGGAGTTGGATTTCTTGGATCAATAACACCTGGATACACAGGTTTAACTGTATCAACAGTAGGAACATCAGCAACTTTAACTTATGCTGCTAATACTATAACAGTAAATAACTTTACAGGTGCTGCAGCCCAGCTTGTAACATTACCGGCAGCTAAAGCAGGAGTAGTAGTAGTTCATGCTCAATCAGTTGATACAACTGGTGGAGTAAACACACTTATTTTTGATTGTGCAGGATCTGATGCACTTGCAACAGGATCAGTAGTTGAAAGTAGAACAACTAATGCTGTATCTTTTGATACATCAACTGCAGGTGAAACTAGACTTGTATATACACCAGCTAATGCTGTTACAAATTTATTTAGTATTGGATCAAAAATTTTCTTTTCATGTACACAAGACAGTATATGGACAATAAATTATGATTTCAAAATGAATCCAGCTAGTACAGGTACTACAGGTACTTTTACATTCGCGGCATAATAAATTAAAAATTAAAGAGCTCCTTCGGGAGCTCTTTTAAATAGGAGATTACATGAGCTATAAATCAGATATACAAGCAACTAGATCGGAAGCAGCCGCAGGCGCGACTGCGATCATCGCACCACCAATTCGTTTACGAGGTATTATTATTGCATCCGATGGTGGTGGAGCTGGAAAATTAGAATTAACTACAACTTCTAATTCTGGAACAACTTTATTTATTGGAGATGTACCATCAGGAGATGTTATTAGTTTTTCATTTCCAGAAGACGGAATTGTTTTCCCACAAGGAATTTTTTGTAAAACAAAAACATTTATTGCTGCTTATACATTATTGACAGATAAATATTCTGCACCAGGTTTAACAGCAGGAAATTAAAATCGCATGGCGACTATCACTTTCACCGTAACTGTCGCAACGGGACAGAATGCATTTAGTGCTGGTACTAATAAATTTTATATTAATGGTACTGTTAGTCCT